CTTGACTTTGCTCTGGTAAGTTAGTATCAAATTGTCCTATAGCTGTAGCGTTACTTTCTATCTCAGTATTTATTGTAGAAATAACCTCGTCATCATCTACAACTGAACTAGCAATCTGTTTATCAATCTCTTTTGTAAAAGTAGCAGACTTAACTCCACTAGCTTTAGCAGTTTGTAAAAATGCCAAGTCAGACGCATAGTCTCTTAGATCAAATGTATCTGGATAGTCTATATCACCATCAAACATTTTATTTTGCCATTTAGCAAACAATGACCAGATTTGTTCCTCGCAGTTTTCTAGTAGGTCTGCTTTTTCTGATAGTCTAGCGTTCAATAATGAAAATTCAGTTTGTAGTGCTATACCTGAGTTGATAGTTTTTTCTGTTCCTCTAACTGAACCCATATGTGTGATTCTATTTATTGCATCTACTTTCATTTGAATACAACTCATAATACCATCTAACGATTGTGAGCTAGGTTGTATGATATAAGGTTTAAGATCACTAGGCATATCTTCTGGTACTTCAATAACTGAACCAGCTCCAGCAGATGCTTCTACGTTAGGAGTTTTAACTAATGAAGGGTGGTTAGATAATCTAATTAACTGTTCTATCTCTGAATAATCATTATAAATACTTCTTTGTAGTTCAGCTACATCTGAAAGATCAGATATACCAATCGCTTTTCTTTGTGACTTTTGATTGTATAAAATTACTGCTGGTATCTCTCCGATTGCATTTATTTGTTCATCTAATAATTGTACTTTCTTACTTGCATATTCTTTTGTGTAATCTGGTACAAGATAAGTTGTTACATCTTCTTTAGTCCAAACTTTTACGATAGCTCTTTCTTCGTTTACATCTTCTATGATTGTTAACATGCTTAAAGCATATTTACCATTAGGTAATCTTTCATATTCCCAGTTCGTAACATTCTCTGGAGTGAGTAGAGATATGTATGGTCTAATTTCTTGTTGAAGTTCTTCTGCTCTGGTTTGTGTTATAGTTGTAGGTTTATCCATGATCGCCCAACAAGTGCCATAAATAGAAGCGTGTTGTTGCATATCTTTAATTACATTCTGAAAACTTCTACCGTCTAAGTCTGCATCTTTTAAGAACAACTCTAACTGAGGATCTTCTGATAATGATCCATAGTTTCTAGTTGCTGGTACTCTAAATAAAAAACTTGAATATATTTGAACAACGTTTCTACAGTGGTTATCTAAAGGCGTGAAGTCTATCCTTTTAATAAACTCTTCATCTGATTCAAGTACATATCTGTTTAGAAAATAACCTTGACTATAATTATCTCCACCTAGAAAAGATCGTAAGTGAAATCCCCACAGTTCTAAATTTTTATCATAATCTCTGTGTTTAGCTGTTAAGAAATCTCTATCGTACTGTGCCATTATGAAAACCTCTTCGGAGAGCTAGGTATAAAGTTTCTACGCAATGGATATAAATATTCTACCATATATCCTAATGCGTCATTAAAATGATCAAATCCACTTTCTTTATCTGGCACTATAGTTCCTTCTTTGTATACTTGTCTTTCTATGCTCTTAATCATGTTTTTGCAAGTTTTTAGCACAAAAAGACTTGACATACCATTAGCATTTTTTAATTTTGTATTCACTGCATTTATTCTATCTCTAATTAATGGGTGATTAGTTCTTACTTTAACATCAAAACCAGCATTTTTCAAAATACTTAAATCAGTAAATCCACCAGCACTAGTTTTACGTTGTCTTGAGGCTGGGTCAGGATAAATAACTATTCTGTAATTTTTGTATCTACTTTTTATTTCTTCAACCATCTCATGCGTGTTTGAGCCATAGATAACTATCTCATCAAATATTGTAAGTTTGTCACCAGATATTTGTCCAACAACAGCACACATAGGATCAATGTTAAAATCCATACCAATATGGATGGTCGCATTAAGTTTTTGATAATTATCAATGACATGAATATTACGATTAAAGTTGTAGTAAATAATACCAGAATAACTGACAAAAGTTGCGAGATATTCCTGTTGAAATGTTCTTTCATCCAAATCATTTTTAGCTTGTTCAATCTCATCTTCACTAACCTGTCCTCCCTCAACTGTAGTATATTTAAAACTTTTCCACTCTTTATCTTTTTTTGTGAAAAGATCATATGCATGATTAAATCCTTTAGGCGTACCACAAAAGAGTGCATGACCTTTTTTGTCAGATAGTGTCGGTCTTAAAACTTCATACCATGCCTCAGGCTTTATGTCTTGAAACTCATCTAAGACAATGAAGTCTAAACCTACTCCTCTAAGTGATTGTTCGTTATCAGCTCCTTTAAGTTGTATTATAGAATTATTTTTTAGCGTAACTGAAAGATCACTATCATTAATTTTTTGAGCCCATTTGTGTTTGATTACTTGTTTTTTTAATTCGTTCCAACATATATTTTTTGATTGCCTATAACTAGGAGATACATACCATACTTTTCTATTGGGTATTCTACCAAATTTTGCAAGTTCATTTATTGCTATGAAAGTTTTGCCGAATCTACGTCCAGATATCAAAACTCTGAATCTAGTATCACAACTTATAACATCTCTTTGAGGTTGTGTTAGTGGCACTAATCAATAGACCATGCTAGAGGCTGGTTATCATCTGCTAAAGGTGATTCAGCTTGATTTAATATTTGTTTGCCCAACCATATCTGCATCGTTACATTGCCTTTCTCAGCACTCTTCATTTGAAGTTGTCTAAGTCTAAGTTTCTGCTCTGCTCTACCTTTTGTCAGAAATTCCGAATAACTCTTTTCAAGTAGATCTGAAGAACAGCCAAAGAAACTAGCTATTTCAACATTCGTACATCCAAATCGTGCTAAATTTTGTATTTGTTTAGGGTCTAAATTATACTTTTTCGGTCTTGCCATATCGCCTCTTATACTGAGAGTGTCAGTCTGATTAAAATAATACTAATTATGATTATTTACAATTATTTTTTCATACAAAAAATAATGCTGTCTATGAATCCTCCCCAATATCCTTTCTGTCCTTGATAGTTTTGATTATAGTAGCTTTTCTGAATATCAACATAAAAATACTTTTCTAGCTTATCTACGCACTTAAAAAATGTATCCATGTTTCTATCTTTAGTAAAACTGTACTCAAAAACTAATTTATTGATCTTACTGAAATCGTGATCATTCTGCAATATTTCAAGCTCTGAACCTTCTATATCTAATTTAATACAGTTTATATCTGGCTGATTCTTTAATATTTCATCAATAGCCATACAATCTATTTCAGTAGTAGGTAATTTTTTTTTGTAGTGTGTATGTAAAGAGTGTCTCCAAGTATTAGGAGCTATAGTAAATGTTCCTGTACCTCCATTTTGATTAATAGCTTTTTTCTCAAGTATAAACTTACAACCTGTTTTATCGCTACAATCCATAGTATTTTTATTTAAGAGTATCCAGTTTTGATCCTCTGGTTCATAACTATAAACTTTTTTTGCTCCTTTAGATGCTACGAAACATGAGAATATACCTATATGCGCTCCTCCATCTAACCATACATCGTCTGGGGAAATGTCAAAGTTGATCTTCTTTTTGAGATATGCTTTTTTTATAAATATTTCTTTAATTACATTTTCGTCTGTAGTGTTTGGTCTTATTACAATATTTTTATGATCGTACATGTTTTATCCTTTGTAGTTCTTCTTCGTAAGTGCCACATTGCACCATTTTCTCTCTAAAGTAACAAATAATAGATATTCTCTCATAAGGTTTACTACTATATGTTTCTGTATTTCCGTGTAACTCGTGAACATCAAATAATGCTAGATCACAGTTTCTTACATCTACTGCTACTCTATACTTTGGTATAACTGTATATGCTCCTTCATATTCTCCTGTTTGTAATACTGTTAAATTACCAAAACCTGTTGCCAAATCTCCTTTGTCATAATGAGAAGCAGTACGAAAATTTTTATTTACTGTTACAGTTGTAAATACTGTATCTGCTATTTTAAAATCTTTACTTGTCTTGTTGTGATATTCTAATTGATTGTTATATCTTTCTGGCAGATATTCTTTGAAAAGATCTGATATGCATTTAATATAGGGTATCGCTTTTTTGTAAGTATCAAAATGTCTGTAAGTAAATTCAGTAGTTCTGCAATAAGGTATTCTAGCATATCTATCAGCATAACCTATAATACTTGAATTAACATTTTTGCCTTTAGCAGTATTAGAAAGTGTGCCATCTTTTTTTAGTGGTATATATTTATTACCACCAACTAATTTACCGATAACTTGACCATCTATTACATCACCTACTTTAGCGTCTATTGGACCTCCAGCGATTGCCCTATTAGAAGTTTTTCCAATAGCTTTTCTTAATGAGTAATATGCTTGCTCACATACATTAGCTGGAATACAATTTTTTTTGAAAACTAATAATGGTTCGCCATTCTCTTTCAGTACTCTTGTATCTTCTGTAATTACAGTATCAAAATGAGTTTCGTTTAAAAAAGTTCCTTCTAATTTATCTATTTCTTCTTTATTTAGTTTCGGCTCTAGTTTTACTGTTTTCATAAAAAGTCTTAACTACTTCATATACTGTATCTGTTATATTGTCAGTTCCTAAATGACCATTATCTATAAGCCAATGAACCATCTTTTTGAATTCCTTTTCTTTTTCTGGGTCTAGGAATAATTGCAACATTCTAATATTTGCTTTTTGATGTTCTTCTGTTTCTAGCTCTGTATCTCCCTCCAGGTCATTAGTTCTTTCAAACTTTGGCTCATATGCCAACATGTTTTCTATCTCTTGGGAATCAAAACCAAGATCATTTAATTCAAAATGATTATCTAACAAATCAGTAAACTCTAAATTTAGTTTACTATAATCCCAATCGCTATCTTCATTAAGTCTATTATCTGCTATTCTGTATGCTTTAGCTTGTGTAGGAGTAAGATCTGCAATTACTACAGGTACTTTTTTTAGACCCAGTTTTTTTGATGCTTCGTATCTAGTATGACCGACAATAATTTTATAACTATTATCTAAAACAATCGGCTGTTGAAAACCGAATTCTTTTATTGAACTAGCTACTTTATCTGAGTTTAAATTTTTTCTTGGGTTATTGATGTATGGTATTATTTGATCTATCTCTATTTCTTGTATTTTCATTAGTGTATCGTTATCCCTTCTTTAAATATATCCTCTTTACTAATTTGTTGCGATTTTGACAAGTATACCTGTGCCTCCTCCTCAGAGCCAAAACCAGATACTTGAATAATAGCAGTATACCTACCTTCATCATCTGGCACTGTCATAAAAAATTTTTTTAATTCTTCGTCTTTCATATTAAATTCATTCTTTTCATTGCTTCTTCAGATATCTCGCCTTCTTTATACTTCAATATTATATCATCATCAAAGTCATTGATAGTCTTAATACCTTTTTTCCACAACTCTAAATTACGAAATCTATCAGTAGGAACTATACCAAAATTATCCTCTTTAGTTTTTTCTTTGATTAATTCTTCAGTCCAACCTTCATTATTTAACCAAGTACTAAAATGTGGTATATATTTCTTTTCAGATACTGAATCACATTTTTGATTATATTTTTCTATAATCCATGATGTATCTGGTAATTCTTTATTCTTAAAAAGTTTCAAATAAGTTTTAAAAGCATTTGCTTTAGTTCCTCTTTTCACTTTTAAATTAGTCCAGATATTTTCAAACAAATCTTTTATAAATTTATTTTTATCATTTATTTGTTTTGCACTGTTTGATGTTTCGTTTGGTATATCTTGATATAGATCATATTGGCAGATTGTAATTATGTTTGGCATATCTGCTGGTGCATCTTTTGGCGTTTCGGTTGTTATACTGCCATTCAATATTAATCTATCA